CGTCTGATGTGACCCTTCGGCAAGACCAGGAAGGCTCTTTCGGGGAAACGAACCATCCCGGCCGTGGTCCGGGCGCGTTTCGACGCCGCCCAGACCACAGCCGAGAACGCCAAGCATTGGGCGATGGCCGATGCGCTGTCGGCAGATGGAGCGGCTTCAGCGGACGTTCGCCGCAAGCTGAGGCAGCGTGCCCGTTACGAGGTGGCGAACAACTCCTACGCCAAGGGCATCGTGCTGACGCTGGCCAACGACTGCATCGGCACAGGCCCGCGCCTGCAACTGCTGGCCGACGACGGCCAGATCAACCGGCAGGTCGAGATGGCCTTCGCCGAATGGTCCGAGGCGGTCAACCTGGCCGAGAAGCTCCGCACGATGCGGATGGCCAAGAGCACCGACGGCGAGACCTTCGCCGTCCTGACGGCCAACCCGATGATCGACTCGCCGGTCAAGCTCGACGTGCAACTGGTCGAGGCCGACCGCGTCGCCTCGCCGCTCATGGCGCTGCTGCCGGTCGCCAACGATGTCGATGGTATCACGCTCGACGCCTGGGGCAACCCGCAGACGTACACGATCCTGCGTCAGCATCCGGGCGACCTGACGGCATGGAAAACGCAGTACGACCTGGTGCCCGCCGAGGCGGTGGTCCACTGGTTCCGAGCCGACAGGCCGGGTCAGCACCGGGGTATCCCGGAGATCACCCCGGCGTTGCCACTGTTCGCTCAGTTGCGGCGCTACACGCTGGCGGTGATTGCCGCCGCCGAGACCGCCGCCGACTTCGCGGCCGTGCTGTTCACCGACGCGCCGGCCAACGGCGAAGCCCAGGCGCTGGAGCCGATGGACGTGGTCGAACTCGAGAAGCGCATGGCCACGGTGCTGCCGGATGGCTGGCGACTGGGGCAGATCGAAGCGCAGCAGCCGACGACCAGTTACGCCGAGTTCAAGCGGGAGATTCTCAACGAGATCGCCCGCTGCCTGAACCTGCCGTACAACATCGCTGCCTGCAATTCGTCCGGCTACAACTACGCCTCCGGTCGCCTGGACCACCAGACCTACTACAAGTCGATCCGCGTCGAGCAGGCCCATCTGGGCGAGGCGGTACTCGACCGCATCTTCGCCGCCTGGGTCGATGAGGCCATGCTCACGTCGGAGCTGTCCTCACTTCGCTCAATGCGAAGTGTGCCGCACCAGTGGTTCTTCGACGGCACCGAGCACGTCGATCCGGCCAAGGAAGCCAACGCCCAGGCGACGCGCCTTTCCAGCAACACCACCACGCTGGCCATCGAGTACGCCCGCCAAGGCCGAGACTGGGAAACCGAACTCCGCCAACGCGCGAAGGAACGGGCGCTCATGGCCGAACTGGGCCTGACCACGCCGCAGCCCGCACCGCAACCCACCGAAGACGAAGACGAGGAGGTCGACACGGATGTCGAGCAAGACCAGGCAGCCTGAGCTTTCTGACTACATCAGCTTCCGATGCCCGCTGACCGTCGAGGCGGCGGACGATCCAGAGAAGAAGATGCCGCGCTTCCGCATGGTCGCCTACACCGGCGGGCCGATGCGGATCGCGGGGTTCCCGCACCCGGTGGTGGTCGACTTGGAGGGTCTGGCCATCGAGCGCCAGGACATCCCGGTTCGCCTGGACCACAACCCGCGTCAGGGCGTGGGCCACACGCAGCGTGTGGTGATCGAAAACGGGCAGGTCATCGCCGAGGGTTTGGTCAGCCGCGACACGTCGTGGGCGAGGGATGTAGCAAAGAGCGGAGTGAACGGTTTCCCCTGGCAGGCCAGCATTGGCGCTGCCGTCGTGGACGCCGAGTTCATCCCCAACGGCCAGCAAGTGACAGTCAACGGAAGGACCTTTGACGGGCCGCTGCACGTGGTTCGCAGGTCCATCCTCAAGGAAATCTCGTTCGTCGACAGCGGCGCGGATATGGCCACGTCGGCGCGTATCGCGGCCCAGAACAAGGAGCAAGCAGTTATGGAAGACAAGAACACGACCACCGTCACCGAGGACACCCCTCGACAGAGCTCGGGGCAAGCAGCCCAGCAGGATACGGGGCAAACCGATGGCAAAACCGGAAGCGCCGACACCTCCGGTACCGAAGCGCCTCCGGCGGAAGGCGATCCGAAAACGCCCGAGCCGCAGGAGCCGAAGCCACAGGCGACCCAAGCGCCCGCCACTGCCACCACTGTCAACGCGTCCGCCTCAGACGACGATGCCGTGACGCAGATGCGGCAGCGCATGGCCGCCGAGACGCGGCGCGTCGAGGCGATCCACAAGGTCTGCGCCAGCAAGCACCCCGACATCGAGGCCCAGGCCATCGAGGAGGGTTGGGACGCCAGCAAGACCGAACTCCACGTGCTGCGTGCCTCGCGGCCACAGGTGCCGGCTGTGCATACCGGTCCGCGCAACGCCAGCCCGCAGGTCTTCGAGGCCGTCGCGCTGATGGCGTCGGGCCTGCCGAACTCGCGGATCGAGGCGATCTACGCCGAACCGATCCTGGAGGCCGCCGACAAGCTGCGCGGTGTGGGCGTCCAGGAGTTCTGCGAGCTGGCCTCGGGGCTGCAACTGCCGCGCTTCCGGCGCGATGCCTCGGGCTGGCTGCAGGCCGCGTTCAGCACGACCAGCCTGCCGGGCATACTCTCCAATATCGCCAACAAGATGCTGTTGGAGGGGTACAACTACATCGAGGACGCTTGGCGTCGCATCGCGAAGATCGCCTCGGTGAACGACTTCAAGGAGCACACCCGCTACCGGATGACCGGCAGCTTCCAGTTCCAGCAGGTCGGCCCCGACGGCGAGCTCAAGCATGGCAAGCTGGACGAGATGAAGTTTGGCCAGAAGGCCGACACCCACGGGATCATGTTCGCCCTGACGCGCCAGATGATCATCAACGACGACATGGGCGCGTTCACCGATATCCCGCGCCAGATCGGCATGGGTGCGGCCGAGGCCATCGCCGACGCGGTGTGGGGCCTGTGGCTTTCCAACCCGACGCAGGCCGACGGCAAGACGTTCTTCCACGCCGACCACGCCAACTATGTCGCCGGTACGGACACCGCGCTGAGCGTCGACGGCCTGACCGACGCCGAGGTCCTCTTCGGCAAGCAGACCAAGCCCAACGGCAAGCCCTTGGGTATGCCGGCCAGCCTGCTGCTGGTGCCGACTGCCCTCAAGGTCCCGGCCGAGATGCTCATGAAGAGCGTCCAGCTCAACGAGACCACCACCGCCAACAAGGCCAAGCCTGCGACCAACCCGCACGTCGGCAAGTTCGACGTGGTCAGTTCAGTCTACCTGTCCAATGCCAGCTTCCCCGGGGCATCCAGCAAGGCCTGGTACCTGATGGCCGACCCGAACCGGCTGCCCGCCATCGAGCTCGCGTTCCTCAACGGTGTGGATCGGCCGACCGTCGAGAAAACCGACGCCGACTTCAACACGCTGGGCATCCAGTTCCGTGGCTACATCGACTTCGGTGTCCGCGAACAGGACCACCGTGGCGCTTTGAAGATGAAGGGCGAGGCGTAGGCCACCCCCTCATCGGACCGCGTGATTCCTTCAGACCATCAAGGAGCAACGAATTATGGCAACTGCAACATTCATTCATGACGGCAAAGCAATCGATTATACCCCCGGCGCGGATGTAAGCGCCGGGGATGTGGTCGTGCAGAACGACCTGGTCGGTATCGCCAAACTGGACATCGCCTCGGGCACACTCGGGGCCTTGGCCGTGACGGGCGTCTTCGACGTGCCCAAGACGGCCGGCGTCGGCGAGGCCATCGCTGCCGGGGCGAAGGTGTACTGGGACGTGGCCGACGGCGTCGCCAAGGAAGACGCCGAGGCCGGGGCGAACAAGTACCTCGGCAAGACCGTTGCCGCCGCCGGTGACGACGACGTCACCGTTCGGGTCCGCCTGGAGCAGTAGTCGATGGCTGACCTCCTCCGTCAGGGCTCGCAGTGGCTGGAGCAGCAGCGTTTTTCGGCATCGGATTCGTGAGGTAGGCAGAGATGCCAGACTTGCTTCGACAAGGAAGCCAGTGGCTCGAATCGATGCGGGAAACGCACTGCTCCAGCCCCGTCGAGTACCGCCGTCCGCCCGACGCCGTCACGGTGAATGCCACCTACGGCAAGACGGATGTCGAACTGGCGGACGAGTCGGGCCTGACGGTCCGGTCGCACGTCTGGGACTTCCTGATCCTGGCCGACGCGCTGGGACTTGAGCCGGAGCCAGGCGACGTGATCGCGGCCGACGGGCGGAGATACGAGGTCATGAACCTGGGCGGCGAGGGTTGCTGGCGATGGAGCGACCCGTACCGGCAGACCTACCGCATCCACACCAAGGATATCGGAGCCGACACGTGACCGAGTGCAGTCAGTTCGAGCAGTGCCAGAGCCAGTTCGAGA